CAGCCCTCCTAAATGTAGTAGCTGACAGATAGGGATAAACGTGTTTAATCGGTGGATTCTTCTTACAAGTTGCTCTCGGATGAGATCAAGTAACAGTATCGGGGATCAGACCACTGGGGATGTAGCGTAGTGCATTACATCCAAACTAGATAAACGAGAAGCTACAATCCATCTGGATTAGTAAGATAATTTAAACAATACTGTTTATTATCGGGTTAGGTCTATTATTCGCACGAACTCTATCACATGATCCTCTATATTACCTATAAGATACTAGATACCCTTGTGTTTGCTTTGTACTTAATCTATATATTTATAAAGGCAGTCAGTAGGTAAGGTTTGCTTCTGCTAAAACATACCATGTTGATACGATATCTGTTGTCAATCATCTTGAAAAAGTAGGAAAAATTTGTGTGTAGTACCCCTCGGTATATGAGAGGGTGGGGAGGGGAAGCATGTGCCTTCTGAATTAGGCAAGGTGTTTCATAGGGAATCAATAAGCCTTGAGTCTCTTGCTATATAAGGGATGTCATTGGAGGCGTTTACTTTTTAAGGATGCTAAACGAACCTATAGCCGCCTTGTATAATGCTTCAAGTCGTTAGAGACAAGCGGATTCTAATCTCTCCAGGTGTTAAGCCTTGAGCTAGCAGTCTTTCTGCTTCTATTAATTGATTCTCTTTTGTTATAGTATTAAATAAACTAGCTATATCATCTTCATCACTAATTGCTGATTTATAATCCTTATCAAGTTTATCTTCTATATTTAAAGCATTGATGATCTTGTTATGTTTCAACACTTCGGAAATATCAGCATTGGTGTATTGATGCTCTTTCAAGTCTTCATCTTTTATCTTTTCGTCATAGATAATTCTTCGAGTATTTCCTTTTAATCCAGGGAAATAATTCTTATAAGAGATGATAGCTCCAGCATTTTCTAATCTTTTTAAGTGTTTATGGATATTCATAGCGGAGCATTTAAGATCGTTAGCAATAGTCTTTAATGAAACAAAACTATATCCGCCTTTATTGGCATAAGACGCCAACACGGCCAACACTCTTAAATTCTCTCCAGTGATATTCTTATTTAATACCGCCTTTAAGGGCATAACACAAAACTTTCTTAAATCCTTATTTTTAACAGTTTTAAGCTTTATTCTTTCGGGCAAAATGTATTTGGATTCAATCATTTATCTATTTTATCAAATTAATTGCATTTATCCTATTGACATGTTTTAAATTCTTCTATATCGTTAGCACGTAGATATCTATATATCTATTTCATTTAATAACCATAAAAGGAAAAAGAAAATGACTAATATCAAAACAACACAATACAAAAGATTCAACATTGAATATTGGATTGATGAGGAACCAATAAGCCCGCGCGAGTGGGATAACATTGGCAAGATTGCATGCTTTCATCGCCGTTATGATCTTGGCGATAAGCATCATTTTAATGATTCTCAAGATTTAATCGACTTTATCCAGGATAATAAAACAGAGATTGTTTATCTTCCTATCTTCGCTTATGAGCATAGCGGCATCACAATCCGCACCGCACCTTATGAATGCCAATGGGATAGCGGACAAATTGGTTTCATTTATGCCTATAAAAAAGAGATGATCGAGCAAGGCTTTAAATCGGAAGCAGAGATGCTTAATTGCTTAAAGCAAGAAATCAAAACTTATGATGATTATCTTGTTGGCAATGTTTACGGGTACACAATCACTGATGAAGAAGACGAGATGCTTGATTCATGCGGCGGCTTCGTTGGTGATTTTTCTTATGTAGAAACAGAAGCAGAATTAACCGCTGATTATTATGACAATAAACTTCCCAAGCAATTAGATCTTTCTTTTTGCTTCGCTTAACAACATTTAATTAATCCATGAAAGGAAACAAAATGACAATTTTTAAATCAGTTTTAAATAAAGAAGACTTGCTAGATTCAAGGGATATTATTGACAGAATTCAAGAGCTGGCAAAATTTCAAATAGAAGTATTTAACGAGCAACAATCACTTGAAGACGATGACGATCTACAAATTGAGGAGGAAGATTATAACAACGATCACTTCCGCTATTGGTTAAAGGAAGCGCCTTCTGATGAAGATAGAGAAGAATTAAAAGCTTTATTGGCCCTTAATGATGAATGCGAAGGCTTATCCGATTGGACTTACGGAGAGACGCTTATTCATTCTAATTATTGGGTTGAATATGTAGAAGGCCTATTGATTGACTGCGGAGACTTACCCAAAGAAATCCCGCATTATATCGCTATTGATTGGGAAAAGACCGCGGATAATATTGAGCAAGATTATATGCGCGTTGATTTTAACGGCGAAGAATATCTTATTAGAAATTGTTAATTAATCCATTAAAGGAGAAAGCAAAATGAAATACAAAGCGAAAATATTCTTTAACAACGTTGAAGAAATAGAAGTAGAAGCAGAAAACTATGAAGATGCAAAAGAAAAAGCGTTTGCATTAAGCGGGGAAGGCAAAATGTATTCTCAATATGATTTTATTGAATTGGATGAATTAAATGACTAATTTATTAAAACAGTTTATTTGGTTACTTTTAGGCTGCATAAGCTTTTATTGTTGGTTATTGCTTCTCCTATCATTCTAAAATAATCTTTTAAGGCGTTAGAAATAGCGTCTTAAAGGGCTTATTTTGGCCAAAATCCATGAAAGGAAAACAAATGGAGTTTAATCAATATTATGTTTTAACAAAAGACGTATGCATTCACCTTGGCGAGCATCAAAACAAAAACGATGCAGAGCTGCGAGGCATTGATCGTCATAACATACACCAGGTGGCGAGCTATTTTATCTTAACGGAGAAGGAGCTTTTGTCCCTTTCCATGGATATTGCAGAGGCTATCAATGAAACGGAGGTTTTTTAATGCTTAAATTCATCGCCTATTATAGGGTTTCTACTGATAAGCAAGGGCAAAGCGGCCTGGGATTAGAAGCTCAAAGAACTATATGTTACGCCTACGCGCGCAGCATCAACGCGGAAATCATTTCAGAATATACCGACATCGAGAGCGGCTCTCACAATGATCGACCCGAGCTGCTCAAGGCGTTGGCATTATTGGAAATTGAGAATGGTTCTCGTTTACTTGTGGCCAAACAATGCAGACTTACTCGATCGGTTGCATTGATGAGTAGCCTATTGGAAAAGAAGGTGCCGCTCACTATTGCGGAAACGCCCGAAGCTAGTATTTTTGAGTTACATATCAGAGCTGTATTAAATGAGGAAACAAGGCGCCAAATCTCTATCAATACGCGCAATGCGTTAATGGCCGCCAAAGCAAGAGGCGTTAAACTTGGCGCACCTAGAGAGATGATGAGAGTCATCGCTGTCAAAGGCGGTCAAGCACAAGCCAAAGTTAAGATAGCCTACGCATTAAAGATCAAACCTATGTTTGACTTGGCCATGGAAAATTGTGGCCGAGCATCATGTCGCAACATCGCAAAGAAGCTCAATGAACTAGGCGTTAAAACGTACTCAGGAAGCACGTGGACAGCGCCTAACGTATCTTATTATCTAAACAATATCAAAGACAAGGAAAACATAAAATGGTAGGAAAAGTCACGCCCGATGACATGATGTCATGCTCAAGGCTTCCAGCATTATTAGGTTTCAGTAAGTTTCGAACGCCTAATGATGAGTTGAAGTATTCAATTAATGCACTTAACGGAGAGGCTAATGAGTTTTTAGCGCAAGAGCCTATGTTATGGGGCAATCTTACAGAGAAGTTAATATTATCCGAGAGCTGTAAAAGGCTTGGCGTTGATATTGATGATCTAGCCCATGATAAGCCATACTTTCATCCCGACATCCCATTGGCTACAAGCCTTGATGGCACAGCGTCTGGCAATGGTACAACAATCTACACCGACATTGACAAAGGTATTTATGTCATGGGGCATGATTCAATTAAGCTCGATGGTTATGGTATTTTAGAAGCTAAGCTTACTGCTCAAGAAGTCGAGAATGAGCCAGCGCCCTATCGTGGTGTGATCCAGCTTCAAGGTCAAATGGATATTATGAAAGCATCATGGGGCGCTCTTTGTGTGTTATACAAGGGTACAACATTACGCATCTTCCTATACCCCATTAATGAAGATCACATCAACATGATTCACAATGCTGTCGAGGACTTTCAAGAGCGTTT